TTATAAATTGCGCGGAATTTATAACGTACAAAACATAGATTTTAATCTAAGTCAGTTTGGTCTGTTTATTGATAACGATACAATTTACATGACTATACACATTAATGATTTTATCACATATATTGGTCGTAAACCTATGAGCGGTGATGTTATAGAATTGCCACACTTACGTGATGAATTTGCGTTCAATGATTATGATGTAAGTTTGCCGCGTTACTATGTAATTGAAGATGTAGGTCGTGCTAGCGAAGGGTTTAGTGCTACGTGGTATCCTCATCTGTACAGACTAAAAATTAAGAAGATTATCGATAGTCAACAATATGCAGATATTTTTGCACAACCAATCAAAGAAGGTAGTACAACTACACTACAAGATTTGCTCAGCACTCGCACTAAAGATCTAGTAATTAATGCGGCTATTATAAATGAAGCAGAAACTAATGCTCCAAAAAGCGGTTACGAAACTAGACAATTTTATACTCTTGCTGTCGATCCGACAACAGGCAAAAGTGTTATTAATCAAACAGCAGATCTTAACATCGAAGATGCCAGTATAGATAGTGTAACTGCTGATGCTATTCAATCAACTCCGGTACGTCCCGGTTATACAGGTTACTTATTAGGTGACGGATACGGGCCTAACGGTGCGGCAGTATTTGGTTCTGGTATACAGTTCCCAGATTCAGCTCAACAAAATGATTATTTCTTAAGAACGGATTTTATGCCTAGTAGATTATTTAGATTTGACAGCACACGATGGGTCAAGGTCGAGGATAGTGTGCGTATGACCATGACCAACACTGATACACGTAACACATTAAAAACTGGATTTATTAATAACACAAATACAACAACTGTGGCCGGTGAAACCTTTCCAGAGCGTCAGTCACTTAGTCAAGCACTTAAACCCAAGGCGGATTTATAATGCAGTTTTTTTATGATCAACAGATACGTAGATATCTAGTACAAATTATTCGTATATTCAGTAATTTTACAGTTAGATACGGAGATGGTACATTACATCAAGTACCTGTTATGTATGGAGATGCTGATAGACAAGTTGCAGTTATCATGAGACAAAACAGCGAAAACGTTGTACAGGCTGTCCCACGTATTGCTGTCTACATAGCAGGGCTAGCATTAGCTAGAGATAGACTATCGGATCAAACTTATGTAGGTAAAATGCATATTCGAGAACGTGATATTGATTATACAGATCCTGTTCATCCAACATACAACAGCGCACAAGGTAAAAACTATACTGTAGAACGCTTGATGCCAACGCCTTTTAAATTAACTATCAAAGTTGATGTATGGAGTGCTAGCACGGAACAAAAATTACAGATACTTGAACAAATTTTAGTATTGTTTAACCCAAGTTTAGAATTACAGACTACAGATAACTATATCGATTGGACTAGTTTAAGTGTTTTAGAACTAATTGATGTAACTTGGGACAGTCGATCAGTTCCACAAGGAACTGATTCTGCTAATAGTATTGCCACATTGTCATTGGAAGCACCTATATGGTTAAGCCCGCCGGTTAAAGTTAAGAAACTCGGTGTTATTACCAACATTATTACCAGCATATATCAAGGTGCTAATGAATCTGTAGGATACATTGACGGGTTAGGAGTTGACAGCAATACCGGTTCGCCTACACTAGGCAGTTTATTGAGTCAACAGTCAACTGGTATAAGTGGCGGGTTTGGTATTTTAGCTATTAACGGTCAAGCACAGATCTTGAATCCTGGTGAAAATTCAACTGCTGACAATGATTCTTTAAATATTCCTCAAAAGCAAGGAACTCCTGTGGACTGGTATGGGTTACTTGATCAGTATCCAGGCAAATATATTGCTGGTGCTGGCCACATTTACTTAATGCAACCTACTGGATACGAAGTTGCTGGAACCTTTGCCGTTAATGCTTTAGATCCAACAACTATTAGCATTAATTGGAACGTTGATACATACCCAAGTAACAGTTTGATAACGACCGGCAGAGCAAGCCCAGGAACATTTGATGCTGTAATAAATCCGCAAACATTTACTCCAACTGCTCCAGCTACTTACACTAGATATTTGCTAATTGATGATATCGGTGATGCGAAAACAAATACGGACGGAAATAATGCAACTGCTTGGGGAACACTAATCGCCAAAGCCAATGATATCATAGAATACAACGGAACTATCTGGCAAGTTGTATTTGAAGCTGATCAAAACTCCGATGCTCTGATCTATCAAACGAATATATACACTGGAGTTCAATACAAATGGAACGGTGTTTCATGGGTCAAGAGCTTTGAAGGTGAATATAGGGCAGGTGCATGGAGACTAGTACTGTAAGAGATAGGATAGTTTGTAGTGGCGCATTAATTTACGCCAGAAATACTCACAGATTTTTACTATTACAAAAAGCACACGGCAAACACGAAGGCACTTGGGGACTTGTAGGCGGTACTACTATAGAAGGTGAAAATCCTTGGCAAGGTCTACAACGTGAAATTAGTGAAGAAATTGGATTTATACCTGAGATTAAAAAGACTCTTCCACTAGAAACTTTTGTCAGTAGCGATCAAGTATTTTATTTTCACACATATTTGTGTGTTGTTGATGATGAATTTGTGCCAAAACTTAGCGACGAACATACTAGTTGGGCGTGGGCAGTACTAGATTGTGCTCCTAAACCGTTACATCAAGGGTTACGAACTAGTTTAACAAATAAGGCAATACGGTTTAAACTACAAACAGTATTTGATATAGTTAATTTAATATAAAAAAGGACCCGAAGGTCCTTTTTATTTGGATTCTAATTAAATTAGAAACTACGTGTATAGCCTAACTCAACACCATTGGTGTTAGAGTCGCCACGCTTCTCGAAGTACTTAACTTCAACTACGTCTTTCTTAGTAGCGGCGAAGCCAAAACCAGCTTTCCATGTGCGTGTCTGGTAGTTGTTGCTGTCAGCAAACGCATCACGATAGCGCCATGAAGCTAATGCACTTACTTTTTCAGTTAATGCATATTCAGCCTTTGGCTCAACTGTGTAGTAACCAAAGTCAACAGTTTTACCTGCTGAGTTAACACCGTTGATCATTTGGCCAACACCGATACGTGCGCCTAACTTTAGACCAGGGTAAACTTCAAACATCTTTTGAGCACGAGCTTCAACTGTGTTCTCAAGAGCGTTGTTGTTACCACTAACTGTACCGTCATCGCGGCTTGCACCGAATTGAAGATCAAGTTTGATACCGTTGTCAAGTTTGACGTATGGTGCTACCTTAACTGTGTTTGACATTGTGTTAGGTGATGCTGTACCACGCTCACGTTCAAACTCAAAGTTAACACCATTTTCTGCAAACGCAGAAGCGGTAAAGGCCAAAGCCATGATTGTAATGATTTTTTTCATTGTGATTCCTTTATAATAAAAATGTTATTGTAGCAGAAGTTGCTAACAAGAGCAAGCCCCATCCGCCCAATACTTTATAATAAGTGCTAACTGGTGTTCCAAAATAACGATTACCAATCATAACACACTTATGTGTTGGACTTAATAGATAGCCAGCAAAGTCAATAGCAAAGAACCATAAGAAGTATTCAACTCCAAACACCTGTGCCATTAATACCGCTACAGCAATAAACTTGCCACTGCTACCCATTAAGAAACTGACTACGAAACCAATAACAGATATTGCCAACATACCAACAAACGTGTGTGGATCTAGTCCAACACCTTTGATCATAGTTAAAAATTCACCGTTATATGATTTAAAATAGTTACCTAAGATAATAACTGCACCAACCCATGCTAGAACATCCCAACGAATGTACCCTAATAATTTCTTAGGGCCCCACTGCTGTGTGATGATTACATAGTATAGAGTTAGCAAACCAAAAATTGGAAATACATGTCCTTCGCCGCCGAGACCGATGTAGATGCCAAGGGCAATAAACATTGGAAGCACGTTGCGCATGACTGCACTCAATTTAAAGTTTCCCGGTGTAATTGTCAAGTCTTCATCCTTAACTTGCGTCCAGATATAGATGCTGATAAACAGCAAACTGACAATTAATAACGGTGCAACTAGACCGATGAACGCACTGTAAGACAATCCAAATGCCGCAATGGGTAGGATCACAGTTTTCTCCAACGGCGACCACATGTAATAGTGATGCGTTGATAGATAATCCACAATACCTAACTTTTCACGACCTGGGCCCGACTTAGGTGCCACTGTGTCCAGCAGACCTGCTGACACAGTGACTCGGCCTTCGATTGGTAATATTCCACCAATCGCACTTAGGAGCACTACAACGAACTTGTTGCTACGGAATGTGTTTCTTACATAGGCAAATGCTGGGGCAAATAGAGCGTACTCTTTTGCTAGTCCAGCAGTGATCATAATGAAGAAGATCATCCATAGATACGAAATGTCCTTTAACAGAACAGTTGTGATGAAGTCCATCTTTTCTCCTTAAAAAGCACTATAATTATAGTGCCAGTTATTTATTAGTACAACTACTACGAAGAAATTAATCTGAACCTATGTTAATTCCAACTATGATTCTGTTTTCTTTAGATACACTTGGTTCAACGCCGTGCCAGGAGTCACCTTTAAAACATATCAGCTGGCCGACAGTTGGTGATAATTTGACTTCTGCTTCTGGAAAATAGATGTCGCCGCTACCTTCGGGTACTTGTACATAGTATACCAAGGCAAATGTTGCCGGAAAATGCTGATGGCTATTACACCCGCCTTGTTGATCATAAACATTTGTCCAGCAATCTAAAATTTTAGGAGTAAATTTAGCGCATTTAAAATGTTCCTGTGCAATTTCGACGACAGTACTACAGGCTATTTCAGCAATCTGTTTAAAACCTGGATATGTTTCCATATTCCACTTTGATTGCCAAGTGTTAAAATTAATGCTGTCAGTGAATCCTTCTGGATTTTTTACTTTAACGTCTGCAATAACTTTTAAAATGTCTGCATTAATTTTTTCATAGTTGTCAACAGTAGCAGACCATAAACAAAATGGTGTTGGATTTACTACAGGAAAATTAGAAAACTTTATGTTCATTTAAAATTCATTGCAATACTAATACGCTCGTGATCAGTTGTATTCATATTCACCCGGTGTATTAGCCAACTTGGAAACAATAACAGTCTACCGACCTTTGGAGCATATGAAATAGACTCCATCGAAACACCGTCTGCTGGAAATAAATGAGCGTGAACATGATGATTGGGATTTTGAAATCTTATACTGCCGTCTTCGCCATTAGAAGCATAGTAATATGTGCCAGATATACGATAATGCGGGTGTGTATGGTCGTATTGAAACCCATCTTTTTTATAAAAGTTAAACCAAGACTCGACCAATTCCACAGGTGCACCGATATATCGGATATTATTCATATACTCTTGTACAGCACCAAATAAAAAATTATTCAAAGCAGTTAAGTTGTAAGCTTCGATATCATTAGTGCCGTTAAATGTGGTTATAACACTGTCTCCCCATTGTGTAGAAGTGTTGGATGCTATCTTGCGTACCTGTTCAAGGTTGCTGGCTATCTCATTTTGTACTGTTTCTAAATCAGGACCTATGAGATCATACGCAAATATAGGAGTGGAAAACCAATGTTCTGTAGGCATGAGATATTTATGGTGTAAATATGGGTGATGAAAATTTTACAAAACCTGGTGCCCATTGAAATTTGTAACCGTTTGAGCGAACAAATCAAACGCTATGAACAACCTGTCGGCGACAAATTAGTACCAAAAAGTTTTAGTGCCTATGCTTTACCCGAAACTGAAGAATTACTAATGTCGCTAACTGACACAATCGGCACGATGATAGGAAAAGAACTATATCCAACATACAGTTATTGTAGAATATACTACACAGGTGCAACAATGCCTGCACATACTGATAGAAGTGCTTGCGAAATCAGCATGAGTTTATGTGTTAGTGGAGAACCATGGCCGTTATGGTTCAAAGACCATGGGTCTGTTATGCTCGAACCGGGTAATGCTGTACTGTATCCTGGGCCATTAGTAGAACATTGGCGTGAAGAATACAAAGGTGCAGGTTGTACACAAGTATTTTTACACTGGGTAGATGCTAATGGACCGTTTGCTGATTGGAAGTATGATCGCAGACCCAGTATTGGATCTAAAGAAACAGATAAGATCTACTGGGGTAAAACCTAAACTAAGTTTGCACGTTGTATTGGAAAATGTGGAACATTTAAACGTTCGATAAAAAATACAAGTGTAAGTCTGTTTGTTTCAGGACTGTTGCCTATAAATTTATTTGCACAATGAAATTCCGTTGAATCAAATGCAATTAATCTGTTGAATCTATTTTTAACAATAATAGACTCATCAAATTCTCCGTTATTTTCTTCTCTGACAGATCCAGGTAACGATTGTTTATTCATAGGATTGACACCAAACAAGCCAGTTGCTTTTGGTTTGTAAATTGTTGTACCTGTGTCTAAACTAGGGTTAGGATTTAGATAAATTAATCCAGAAATAAGATCGACATCTCTGTGTACCCATCCTTCATTGTATGTAGAATCAATTTGTTGAAAAAATGCTCTGGCTTGCCATCCTTCAACCTGTTCTAAATAAAAAAATATAGAATGAAATCGATCAATCACATGTCTAAATAGTTTTTCATTAAGTTCGTGTAGTGGGCGTGTGCGAGTACCCGGATACAGCCCATCTGGATCTTTGGTATATTCTTGTTTTAATGCAAAATCTCGAACCCATAACGGATCGTCAAAGAAATTATCCAGTACAGTTGTTGGAATAACGTAGTTCATATTAATTGGCAATCCCATGCAAGCACCCTCCGCTGACCTTGACCTTGCCAAGGATATACTTGGTGTGCTAACCAACTAGGAAAAATTAACATAGTTCCTACTTGCGGTCTTATGTGTATAAATTTTGCCATTTCGGGCACAGGTGGATTTAATTGAAAACTTATACAACCATCTGTATCGGCCGCATTGATAAAATTAGGTATTTCTAGATACAAATTTCCTGAAATATTTCCATGCGGATGTGTATGTGTTACTTGATAGCTGTTTTCAGGTTGGGTTATTGTCCAACAATTTGCAAGTTTAGGTGTTAAATTAGGAGACCATAGTTCGCTTTTTATTTGAAACTCTCTTGCTTGTGATTCAATCCAGCTGACAAGCCATTCCTCCGGAATAACTTTGCGTTGTTCACCGCCACGTAGTGTTAACGTAGCATTAGTTTCTGGATAGTCTTCCGCCGTAGAGGATTTAGAAAATAAATCAACACTTAGTTGATCTAATTTATTGAATACAGTTTGATCAACTTGTACTTTAGCAATAGGAGTAGGATTAAAAAGTTTAATGTCCATATAACTGTTTTAGGTACTGATAAAGTGTTGGTTCTTTTTCAGCCATTTTACTCCAGTATGCTTTTTTCTTTTCAAACATGGCAAAACTATTAGCAAACTGTTCTTTGTAATCTCTGCCATTTCTATTTTGTTCAGTAGTAATTGTAATCTTGTCTAAAATGTCATAATTCATACCAGCCGCAATGCGTGTAATGCCGCCTTCTAACGGTGCAGTACCTGTAAACATTTTTCTATGCGCTAAATCGTAAAAACCGTAAAACTGTTGTGGGGTTGCATACGGTAGTCCTGGGCTATACGTGCGAGCATTGTTAGCTTGCCAGTATGGTGTATCGTTACGAATACTTAGTGCGTAGTGTAGTGCTACAAATTCAGCAAAATTTCTAAATATTTGTAACACGCCACTGTTGTACACATCAATGTCCCATTGTGTTATAGCAGGTCGTTGTAGCGTTTTAAGTAATTTAAATAAAAATTCGTGTACACTAAACAAGCCATTACTTTCTAATGGTTCAATAAATCCTGCGCTAAGTCCGATAGCTACTACGTTTTTAACCCAAGTGCGTTTATGTATACCTACTCGCATTGGAACATCTTTAAATTCTAGTGTATCTACTTGCTCGCGTGTGCGCGGCACAGTCATTTTATCGCTCATCAAATGCTGTTTAAATTCTTCTTTAGCCTCTTCTGGTGTAACAAACTTATCGCTGTAAACATAACCAGTTCCAATACGGGTCCAAAGAGGAATATTCCACACCCAACCGTTACCAAGTGCAGTGCAATTGGTATATGGCTCTGTTTCTTTTTCTTGATCTACATAAGGAATACGAGTTGCCCATGCACGATTATTGGGTAGCATATCTGAATAGCTATCAAACGGTTCGCTCAGTGCGTGTCCTAATAACAAACTTTTAAATCCAGTACAATCGATGAATAAATCAGCAGTAAGTTGTATGTCATCTTGCATTAACAAGTAGTCAATACCCTTGGCTCCAGTTTGTACAAACTTAACTTCATTCTGTATGTGATTAACACCGCGAGGTTTACAGTATCTTTCACGCAACCATGCACCAAATTTAGTAGCGTCAAAATGATAGGCCGCATGATGTTTGGGATCGAACTCTTGAAATTCTTTATTTTTATTTAGGCTAAATTTATTATTTTCAATTAAAGGGGCATTTGGATAGTAACAGCGTACAAAATCCTGTACTGGAATATCAGGATGCATGGCTTTTTTATAAAACCAGTCGTGAATACCGTCGACTGTATCTTCTAAAACAGGTGTACTAAATGGATAGTGGAAACCACCAGCATCCTTTTCGTAAAAATCAGTAAATTTAATGCTTAGTTTGTAACTAGCATCGGTAAATTCCATAAAATCCAATTCATCAATTTCTAAAAAATGTACAAAATCTTTAAATTGACCTAACGTACTTTCTCCTACTCCTACAATAGGTATATTAGGACTTTCTATAACTGTAATATTTTTATCAGGAAATGCTTTTATTAGGGCCGCGGCAGTCATCCAGCCAGCACTGCCGCCGCCTACTATAGTAATGTTCTGTACTGGTTTAATCATTTACTATGCCATATCTTGTTATATAAGTTTTTAAGAAACCCACGCTTTGGGCCAAAGCTGATATTTAAAAAATATCGTCTGCGCTTAACCCAATCCAAATCACTAGATGTAGCGTTTCTAACTTCTACTTCAAACTTTTCATCAGTTAGCGGTATCAATTGGAATAAAGGCGTGCCAGCAAGTACAGTATGTCTGCCTTCTAGTTTGTTCCAATATAGTTGTGCGTTAAGTTCTGAACTAATAGATGAATCTAATATACCCGGAGTACTTTCAAACTCGTAACTATCTGGATATGGTATAGGAACAATTAAAAACTTAACACCTTCTGGCGCGATTACATTCCAACTGGTGGTAAATTTAATTATAGATTTTAAACGGCCTGGCTTTATTGGGAGCGAATCTGCAATAGCATCTGCCATATGCCCTTGTACAGGATGATCTCCTAACAAAGTACGTAATTCTTCATCTTCAGGAGTACGCCATCTAAAGTCTGCACCGTCACCGCGTGTTTCAATAGTCACGTCCCACGGGCAAGTAACAATATATCCTTGGTTCATTAGATCAAAAATACCAGGGCAACGATATACGTGAAAGAATTTAGCACCATCCATTTTTTCTTTCTTTTCTTCATATTTTTGTCGGGCGCCTGCAATCCAAGTTGGTCTATATTCGCCGGCTTTGATTACAGGGAATGCATCTGCAACGCCAATGATTGTACTAAAAAATATTATTTTTCTCATGTTTTCAACTTGATATTAAATGCTAAATTGATTCGTTCTCTATTAGATAAATTTGGTTCTACTTCGTGCGGCACCCAAGCTGGCCAAAGGATAAGATCACCGTCTTTAGGAGCAAACGCAAAATCGTGTGTATAAGGTGCTTCTAAATTACAGTCCCCTAAAACATTGGCTGGGTTAGCCATGATTAAACTGCCAGTATCTGTGCCTTGCAAATAGTAAACGCCCACGTAGTGATGTGCTTTATGACTATGATATGTATTTCTACTACCATGCTGATTAATGTTAGCCCACATGTTAATTACAACCTGTCCACTACGTTCGAAAGATGAATACACATGATCTTCATCTTTGTAAAGTTCGTGTGCTTTAGTTAGTAGTTCATCGATTTCCTTGTATAACCAGCCACACATCTGTAAAGGACTACGATCATCAAAATTGCCACGCCAACATCCGTCATTAGATCTATTCACACCAGCAGGGTCTTGTTGTTGTCTATCTCTAATTTGTTTCAATAATGCTTCACGTTCTTCGGGCGTGCCAATTTCTCGTTTAACAAAAAAGTCTGCACGAAATAATGTTAGCATTGTTATCATGTTGAATACCACTCACTTAAAAAATCGTAATGATTTGGAAACATCTCTTTAACTAGCTCTGTTCTATAGGCTTGATTTTTAATAAAAAATTCAGCATATTTTTCCAAATCTCCACCTAAAAACTTTTCATGCTTGTCATACACTCCGCCTGCATTTAGCATACTAAACCATTGCCCTGTATGAAAGCTAGATAACGGTGTTATTACAAAATCTCTGTGCGGTGTGGGCAAGAATTTATTAATTATAGCAGAAACTTTTTCAGGAAGCAAGTCAAATGACTCTTTATGTACGTCTTGCCAAAACGGTGTATCACGTTTAGTGCTGAATTGATAGTGCGACCAAATAAATGCTACAATTTCCCAAAACATATCATCATATAAATTATTAATTTCTCGTTGTACAGTAAGACTCCAAATACCATGTGTAGCATTAAGTCCGTCTGTTAGTAATTCAACCGCTTTAGTAGTAAATGTAATACCAGTAGCTTCTAGTGGCTCAACAAACCCTGCACTTAATCCCACAGCTATTACGTTTTTAGTTGTAACAACTTCGTGTATTCCACATTTCATGTTCAAGTGTTTGGCCGGAGTATTGTATTCATTTAATGATTCACGCAATTCTTTTTCAGCATCTTCTGGACTAATATACTTGCTACTATACACATATCCATTTCCAATCCTGGTGAAAACAGGAATAGTAAAACGCCAGCCGCTGGTCATAGCTGTTGATCTAGTGTAGGGAAAACATTCTTCCTGTGGATTAGTATATTGAGTTGGCATTACTACTGCTTTATCGCACGGAAGTATGTCATTTACGCTGATAAATTTAACACCTAATGTTTTTTCTAAAAGTATAGACCCAAACCCACTGCAATCAATGAATAAATCTGCGGTATATTTGTTGCCTGCTTCGTCAACCAACGCCGTAATGCCGTCTGCATCTTGTTCTACGTTTTTAATTATAGTATTAACATAATTAATTTTGTTTAAAACAATATCTTTAATAGCATCAACAATTTCATAAGCTGAAAAATGTACTGCACCAAATTGTCGTAATCCTGTACCGGCAAAATTAGTATCTAATCCTGCAAGTTTAGGACTTTTGTTTGCCTTGGCTAGTTGATATGCTGGCAACCAATCGACAAATTCTTGTTTGTCTTTACCTAAAAAATAATCAATTGTAAATAAGTCAGGACTTATAACAGTATGTTCAATAAAATCATTATCTACAAAATAGTTTTTATCAGTCCAGCCGGCAAATTCAACACCTAATTTAAAACTTGCCTGGCTAGGTTTCATCCACACTTTAGGATCAATGCCGCAATCATATAAAAACTTAGCAGTAGCAGGTTGTGTTCCTTCGCCTACACCGATTGGTCCAATGTCTGTACTTTCAATTAGAGTAATATTACATGGAAATTTTAAATTCTTTGTAATATAGGCCGCTGTTAGCCAGCCGCTAGTGCCACCACCAAATATAATTATGTTTTTTACTTTGTTAATTTTCATCTGAACAACGGACCTCGCATCCATAAGGATAATGTTTTACGTGTACCTTTAGTAACAGGTGTCACACGATGCTGTGTAAAGGAAGGAAATATAATACAACTTCCCGGAGCATCAAATCTTTCTACATGTTGAGCACCGCCTAAGAATAGTTCTAACTTACCGCCTTCGTAGGGTTCGGTTGAAATATTAATAATTGCAGTTAGTTTTAAATCAAAAATTTCTTCGTTATGCCCGTCACTGTGCCAACCATACTCGCCAGAGTCTGTTTCCGAGTATTTGTTATAATTAACACATTCAAACCCTGTCATTTTGTACAGGTCAAGACCAAAGTATTTGTGATTTGCATGATGTATAGTTTCTTCAAAGCGTCCTAAATATTCTCTAGCATGACCCCAAAACGCTAACTGAGTAGTTGCAGTTTTTAAAATGCCGGCGCCGGCCGGATGATCTTTAATATCACACAATTTTATATCTTCTTCTAGACGTTTGCAAATATATGCAACTTCTTCTAGGTTACAATATGTGTCTTGTATGTAATAATCGTTTCTCATTTTCTAATAACCACAATATATAAACCGTTCCACCATTCTGTTTTATTTTCTTCGCTATTAAGCATTAGTTTTTCGTAAACTAATTGTGCGCCAGCTTCTCTTAATCCAGTCACAGCACCGTCTACTACTCCGCGCCAATTTGCATCGTCAAATATCAATACTGCTTCTCTAGTAAATGTAGGATAATAGTACATTACTGCTTGACGTGTAGTTTCAAAGTCATGAGGGCCGTCATAAAAGAACATTTGTATACTGTCTTTCATTTGGAAAATATTAACATTAAACAAGTCAGTATCAAATATGGTGATATTACTAGATCCTTTATATTGTCTAACATTGTTTTCAAACGTTTCTTTTAAATTTTCAGGCAACGACATATCGTCACGCTTGGGCTGTATAGGTTGTGACCAGTTATCAACAAAATACGCATTAAGCGGATTGTCTTTTAAAGCCGCACAGGCAGTCGCACCTAAGTAACTACCAACTTCTAAATAGCTACTAACTCCTTTAGCAAGTGAATTTAATAATGTTTGCACACGAGGACTTGTTAATCCTGGTATGTTATTATAAACACTAGGCACGCCGGAGTCATTAATACATTGTGCTGTAAACTTAATTAGATCGCTATGACCAATATCTGTTTTCTTGTCGTATATTTTATCACAGTACTGACATTCCCAACAATCAAATTTACAATTTTTAATTTTTTCTCGCCACACATTAATAGGACGACCAGATATACCTGTTTCATCTATCCAGTTAAGGAACGTTGGGTCCAGTACTTCTTCGTCAGCTATGTAACGTTCAATTAAATTCATTGTTTCTACTAAACGTTCAACGCTTTCTCTGCCATGCATTTTAAATACATCAATGCCTAACTCAAAGTATTCGTCCCAATCAGCTTTCCACGGACTAAAGTTTGCTGTCTTTAATGCCACTGCGGGATCTTGTACGTCCCACTTAGGACAACTTACTCGACTGATTGGATCATTAAAATACTGAGGTTGCGTATCCGAACGGGTGTTGTTGAATTCAAAATGCTCAACCATCATAGAGCATTCGCCTAAGCACCCTTCGTTGGCCAGCAAACTATATGTAATATCTTTGCCAAGATTTTCTTTAATCCATACTTTAGCTTCTTTTAATCGCAATAGCGTATCTTTATCACGCATTACATCTCTATCAAGGTTAATATAGTCAAACCCATGCTTGGCTAAATTAACTACTTC